TTAAAGTAACAACACCTGGGTTGGACAATTCAATTTATAAAACATTTAGAGTTACATCAGTTGAAGATCGTATGTTAGTACGAGATCAAAACACACAAATATACAAACTTAGATTTGTATCTCAAGAAGCGTTAGCAGATACACTCAACCCTGTATATAATTCATTTACAGGCCAAATTACTACAATAGTAGATAAAATTTTTAAAGATAATTTGGAAAAAAATAGAAATTTTGTGTATAGTGATTCAAATAACACATTGTCAGAAGGCAATGAGAAAACCCCATTAGTTGTTTTTTCAGAAGCATCCAATAAAATTAAATTTGTAAGTCCAGGATGGACGCCTTTCCAATGTTTAAATTGGCTTGCTAAAAAATCTATGCCTAAATCTGGACAAGCATGTAACTTTTTATTATGGGAATCAAATAGATCGTTTTATTTTGGAAGTCTTGAAGATTTATACAAGCAAAATAATTCAATAGGAACTTACGAGTATAAGGCCACCGGCGTATTAGGGCCGTCGGACGACACTATAGAAAAAATGGCGCTAATACAATCTGTAACAGTATTAAACGGTCTAGATCACCTTGAAAATTTAGATAATGGATATTTTGCAAGCAAATTAGTTGCCTTAGATATCTTTAAGAAGAAAAGAATAATTACAGATTATGACCATGTTAGCAAATTTTCATCCTACAATCATATTGCAGGCTCTGGCGCAATTCCGCTTTTTAATAATGTTGACAGAAATTTAAATTCTCATACTAGAGTATATCCAATATTGTCAAAACTACACACCGATGTAGATGATAATTTTAACGATAAAATAGGTGAATTATATGGTAATAGATTGTCTAATTTAATTGAATTAAATTCTTTAAAATTAAATATAACAATACACGGTAGAACAGATGTCGAAGCTGGTCGTATGATTAATATTAAATTTCCTGATATGTCGCCGGTTGATGAAACAGATATGACGACCGAACATTTAGATGCAAGATATTCGGGAAACTATTTAATAAGTTCTATCCATCACAAAATCAATTTTGTAAAACACGTAATATCTATGGAAGTTTTACGAGATTCTTTATCGATAACAAGTCCATCTAAATCGAGATAATATTATGCAAAATATATACGGAAATCAAAATTTTACTTGGTGGTTTGGAGTTGTCGAAGATAGACAAGACCCTGAAAAATTAGGAAGATGCAAAGTTAGAATATTTGGTTATCATACAGATGATCTGAGTGTATTGCCTACAAAAGATTTACCATGGGCAACGCCGATGATGCCGATAACATCTGCTAGTACTTCGGGAGTAGGAACTGCGCCCATTGGCCCGGTTGAAGGAACTTGGGTTGTTGGTTGGTTTTTAGACGGAGAAGAAAAACAACAACCTATAATGATGGGCACGTTTGCAGGCAAACAAGAGAAAACACCTACAACAGATAAATTAGCAACTAACGAAGAAATTAAATCTGGTAACATAGTCACAACTTCTACAGGTGAGGCAATATATGATGGATCAGGAAATCCTGTAAGAACAGCTACTGATATAAATGCTGAAGCAACATTACCAAGTGATACTGAAATTCCAGCAGTTTTGCCGCATCCTTCAAATCCAAAACAAACTCCGGCCGGCCCATTAAATGATCCTTCATTTGCTGCACAACAAGGATTTAGTGATCCAAAGAAAATTTATCCCAAGGTTGATTATGCAGGTAAACCAGATACTAATAAATTAGCAGCAGAAGATAAAACACATAAGTATTTTAAAACAAAAGAATATTATAGAAAAAAATCTATTCCTACTGCGTCAGGAAGTTTTACGTGGGATGAACCAACTACCGCATATAACACACAATATCCATATAATCAAGTAATTGAAACTGAAGCAGGCCATGTGATTGAGCTAGATTCAAGTCCAAATGCTGAAAGAATTCATATTTACCATAAAAAAGGTACTTATATTGAAATTGATATCAACGGTACAATGGTTAAAAAAGTAATTGGAGATAGTTACGAAGTATGTGATAATAATGGATATGTCTATGTAAAGGGTGCGCATAATATAACGGTAGGTGGTCCAACAAAGATACTAGTACAAAATAATGCAGATATAGAAGTTGATGGAGCATTAAATGTAACAGGTCACGGATCAACCTTAGTACAATCTGCAACCACTGTACAGGTTGTTGCTAAAGATATTAAAGTATCGGGTAAATCTAGTTTAGAATTAACAAGTGACGGTCCGGTAAACATTCAAGGTAGTAGTATCACGTTGAATGCGAAAAATGGATCTTTTGCAGCTAAAGCAAGTAAAGATCTTGCATTACAATCTGGATCAGCTTCAAAGGCAAGCGTAAAGGGTGGATTAGAATTGTTACTAGATGCGACAACAGTAAAAACAAAAATGGGAGCTCTCTCAATCTCTACAACAAAATTACCAGTGTACGATCCTCCTGAAGAAAAAACAGTTCCAACAGTTTCAAGTAAATCAAAATTAAGTAGACCCGATGCTCCAGGTAATATATTTTTAGGGGATAGTTTAGAACCAGAAGCGGCAGATCTTGCTAAGAAAAGATTAGAATCAGGGGAAGTTAATTCGTCGGTTAAATCTCTTTCGGGTACGGCCACTGACACAGACAGCTCATCTCAAGGAAAAGCAGTGGTAGTAGATAATTCAGAGTTTGACAATTATAGTAATTTTCCTGATTCTCTTAAATTATCAAAGCATATATATTTAGGAGATGTAACTACAAAACCAGCTGCTACATCGCATCCGGTACAACCGCAAAATGGATTAACTTCCGCACAAATTGTGGGTAATTTAAAATATCTCTCAGTAAATGTACTTGATAAAGTTAAAGATCAATATCCTGATATGGTTATAACTAGTGGTTTTAGAGCCGGTAATTCTAGTTCAGATCATAATGTGGGTCAAGCAGTCGATTTACAATTTAAAGGACATTCATACTCTGATTACTATGAGATTGCAGAATGGATAAAAAATAATACTCCGTATAAACAAGTATTATTAGAATACGCTTCTAGACCATCTGGCACTATTGCATGGATACACGTCGCGGCCGCTGCAAATGGTTCAAAATCTGCAATGCCTATAGGTACTCTTGCGAATCACAGTACAGCTAGCCCTGGCCGTGCTGGCGCATTTGTAAAATTACTGTAATAAATAAAGATGTTATTTATTATTTCGGTCATCTAGCAATAAAATTATAATAAATATTAAAAATGGCTACTACAACCAATACCGTAAGACGTTTCACAGATCTAAATCTGATGTTCGCTCCGCATCCATATTCTAAAGATATTCTTACTAGAAAAAATGTTGATGCGGTAAAAGCGTCTATACAAAATCTAATACTGACGAAAAATTATGAGAGGCCGTTTCATCCTGAAATTGGATGTCAAGTAAACGCGTTGATGTTTGAAAATTTTATGCCTTCAACGGTTGCAGCAATCGAAAGATCTATAAGAAATACTATAGAAAAATTTGAACCCAGAGCAAATATCTTAAATGTTCAAATTGTAGACAATTCAGATTTAAACGCAATTGATATTGAGGTAACATTTAGACTTAACAATGTAGCATTGCCAGTAACAGTCACAACAACAATAAGTAGAGTAAGATAATGGCAAATTTAAGAATCGCAGAATTAGATTTTGATACAATAAAATCAAATCTAAAAGATTACCTCAAAAATTATACTGATACTGACGGTGCGCCTTATTTTACAGATTTTGACTTTGAGGGTTCAGGATTATCAATCTTGATGGATCTATTATCATACAACACCCATTACAATGCATACTTAGCTAGTATGGTTATAAATGATATGTTTTTAGATTCTGCGGTAAAAAGAGCATCTGCGGTATCAATTGCTAAACACTTGGGATATACTCCAGTATCATTTATTGGAGCAAGAGCAACAATTTCATTCTCGGTAACAGGGCTAACAGGTACTCCTGATTTTCTAACGTTGGATAGATACACTCCCTTTACAACATATATCAATGATACTACATTAACATTTGTTAATTTGCAATCTAAAACAATACAACCAGTTAACGGAAATTATACTTTTGAAAATATTGAAATCGTTGAAGGCGTTCCTCTAAGTTACGTATATAGCGTAGATTCTCCTGGTCCAATGGAAAAATATGTTGTACCTAACGATAACATAGACACCAGTACAATACAAGTAATTGTGCAAAATTCAGTAACAGACACAACACAAACAGTATACACACTGGCCGAAGATACTTTAGATCTTGATGGCACTTCTACCGTATTTTTCCTTGAAGAAAATCCTACAGGCTTATATCAAATATATTTTGGCGATGGCGTACTTGGCAAAAAGCTAGCAAGAAATAATTTAGTTACAATAAATTATTGCATAACAAATGGTGTACTTGGTAATATTGCAGGCACACTATCTCAACAATTTGCATGCGGTGCAAGCATTGGTGGTGGAACAGTTTCTGGTGCAATTACTGCATTAACAAATTCTCGCGGTGGTTTGGCAAAAGAAGATATTAATAGTATTAAATTTAGAGCACCTAAATTTGCCTCAGCTTCAAATCGAGCAGTTACAGGTGCAGATTACAAATCATTGATTGCGAAAAATTATCCATTAGTGCAATCGGTATCTGTTTGGGGAGGCGAAGATAATGATCCTCCAATGTATGGTAAAGTTATAATTTCATTAAATCCTTATGAAGGATACTCTATTACAGATAGTGTAAAAAATGAAATTAAAAATACTATACTGCAAAATAAACAAGTGTTATCAGTAATGCCCGAGTTTGTTGACCCTGATTACTTTATTATAAATTTATCGGTAAATGTAAAATATGAGGCTGCAAAAACTTCTTTATTATCAAATGATGTGAAAGATATAGTTGTTAGCGAAATAAAAAATTATTTTAATACTGATTTACAAAAATTTGATAACGATTTTATATTTTCAAAATTGTCAAGAAATATTGACAATGTGAGTGATTACATAGTTGGTAATTTAATGACTGTGAAATTACAGAGAAGAATTGAACCAATTTTAAATAGTAATTTAAATGTTTATACTTTAGGTAAATCTATTAAATTTAAAAATGGATTAGTTCCTGGAAGTTTAACAACCACAAGTTTTGTTGTCAATCACGACGGAAATTCTGTTCTTGCAAGATTAAAAGATGTTCCAAATGATTCTTTCCCAAACAATAAAGGTTTTGGGACAATACAACTTATAGATGCAAGCAGTGATACTATTTTTAATTCATTATACGGAACAATAAATTATGGTACAGGCGAAGTATCAATTACTAACCTATCTCTACTAGGATATCCGGCAGATACATCTGATGTTAGAATTACCGCAACGGTTCAAGATGAGTATCTTGATGTGGTTGTTAATAAAAACGAAATTATTTTATTAGATGATAGTACCGCAAACGTAGATTCAAATCGATTACCAGGACTTACAGTTAATGTAATCACAGTATGAGTAGAATAAGAGAAAAATTATCTAAGATATTTGCATCACAAATACCTGAGTTTATTCGGGTAGGGGAAACAGATGCTACAAATATACAAGTTATATCTACAACCGCGGCATCAAAACAAGTAACTGTATCAGACACTAGAGATATTATTGCGGGAGATAGACTACAACATCCCGCAATAACAAATACAGTATTTGTAACTAAAATATTATCTACAACAAAACTTGAAGTTAGTAATGCTATTGCAGTTACATTGTCAAATCAAGTTGCAAAATTTATTAGAGCAGATTCAACTTCCACATTTGTTAAATTTTTAGAAGCGTATTATAAATTCTTAGAACAAGATCAATACCCTCAAGAAATATTACAAAATGCAAGAAAATACGGCGATAGCGAATATACTACAGATAATTTAATTGAACAATTTTTTAAGAACTACGGTAATGATATTCCACGAAATATAGTTACAGAAAAACGTACTTTTATTAAACATTTTAGAGATATTTACAAGACAAAAGGCACGGAAGAGGCATATAAGTTACTTTTCCGTGTTATGTTTAATTCAAACGCTGAATTTTTCTATCCAAGCGAATTTATATTAAAACCATCTGATGGAATTTGGAAAAAAGATAAAACTATAATAGTAACACCGTTTAATCAATCAAATTTATATGATTTAGTAAATACCAAAATTGTAGGCAATAGGTCTGGCGCATCTGCAGATGTTAACAGTGTGATTAAAGTATATCAGAATATAGGATATAATGCCGAATCATACGAATTAACTTTGGAAAATGTAAAGGGTAATTTTTTAGTAGAAGAAATTACCGCATCTAAATTAATAAATGCAACAACCGGCGAACGTCGGACAATTATTGCATCAACATTACCGCAATTAACAAATTTAACAATTACTGATAGTCTTCCTGGATACGAGGCCAATGCTGAGATTAAAATAAATGGAGCGAATGTAGCAATTGACTACATAACCAATACTGGAAAAATTAAAACTGTAAGAATTATAAATTCTGGAGTATATTTAGGAAGAACCATTGTAGATGGTGTTGTGTTAGAATCATCATTTGAACCAGTATACATTGATCCTCCTACTCGTAATATATTAGGAAATATAACAATTACTTCGAATGTAGCTACATTCGTATCCAATACTCCTCATGGATTTAGTAAAGGTAATTATGCCAATGTATATTTTTACGGAAATGCAGCAAGTGCTGTAAATGGATTAGTTTCAAATGTGAGTATACACACAATATTAGATGATAAAAGATTTAGATTTACATATGTTACTGCAGACACAAACACAAACGCAAATTTAATTTATACTCAAAATGCAATATTAAAAAGTAATTTAGGTATATTGCGAGAAGGGTCAGGATATTGGAAAAATGGTCAAGGTAAATTGTCGAGCGCAATTTATATTCAAGGCCCAGCTGTTGATGCACCGGATCCTAGAAAAATATATTATCAACCATATTCATATGTTGTTAAAAGTCAAGTATCACTTGATAATTGGGCAGCCGTTGCTGCATCAATAGTACATCCGGCGGGCATGCAAGTTTTTAGTGAGATAGATAATACAAATAAAGTTCTTTCAAATATTAGTACTACTGTAAATAATGAGGTTTGGGATTATTTAGGTATAACTGCAGACATGGACTCTCCTCCATTTGAAGCAAGTATGACGACTTATTCAAATAGCAGAGTTGCAAATTTAGATATCAAATCGGACCATGTTTATTATCTGTTTAGTTATCTATAATAAATAATAAATAAATTAGTTGGAAAAAGTAATGGCGCAAATTATAACAGAAAATTTTAGAGTTTTTAGCGCGGCAGAGTGGATAGAGTCCGTTAGTAACACTAATAGATTGTATTTAACTGTAGGTAGACCGCAAAATTGGCCGGCCGAGCCAACGCCTCCTACGCCTATTAATAATGAATATCAAGATTTAATATACTGGGCAGAAACAATTGCATTAAAAAGAATATTGCCAACAGATTATAAACAAGTAGCAAAAAGATATGATTGGTCTGCAGGAGTAGTATATACGCAATATGATAATTTATCATCTAACATATACGGATCAAATTTTTACGTATTAACAGTTGATAATAATGTGTATAAATGTATATCAAATAATTTTGGTGCAGTTTCAACAACTAAACCAACGGGAACATTAACTTCTATAATTACAACTGCTGATGGATATCGATGGAAATATTTGTATTCGTTAACAGATACAGATTTACTAAAATTTTTAACAGCTGATTATATGCCTGTTAATATTAATAATGATGTTGTATCTACAGCAATTAAAGGAACACTTGACAATATTATAGTAACAAATGCGGGTAATTTATATACCACAAATTCAAATATTATAATTTCTATATCAGGAGACGGATCCGGTGCAGAAGCAGGAAGTGTTGTATTAACTGGCGCCAATACAATTAATAACATTCAAACATCTTTAAATGGTAGTAATTATACGTTTGCAACTATAGCAATTTCTGGCGGAAGTGGTAGCAATGCAACTGCAAGAGCAATTGTATCACCTAAAAACGGACATGGATATGATGCATATTCTGAATTAGGTGCAAAATATGTTATGGTAAATGCAAGATTAAATTATGCTGAAGGCAGCGGCGATTTCCCAATTGTTAATGATTACAGAAGAATTGGAATTGTTAAAAATCCAATATCAAATACTACCTCCTTGATTGCTACGGAAACAACATTAAATAGTACACATACCATTACGTTGTCAAATATTACAGGTACATTTACTATAGATGAAAAAATTTACGGCAGTAATAGTAACGTAACTGGGTTTGTGGTTAGTACAACTGCAAATGCTATTACTGGTAACGGTGCAATTAGATATATTACTCCTATAGAATTATATTCAGGGAATGTTAGTTTTATTAATGGCGAAACAATAGTTGGTAGTAATTCTCTTGCATCGGGGAGAATTACAGGAATAACTGTTCCTGAAGTAAATAAAAATACAGGTCAGATTTTATATGTGGAAAACCGCAGTAAAATAACAAGAAATTCTGACCAAGCAGAAAATATTCATATAGTTATAGAATTCTAAGGTAAACAAATGGCTGTAAATTTAACAACTAATCCATATTATGACGATTTTGATAGTACTAAGAATTTTTATAGAATTCTTTTTAAACCTGGTACACCTGTACAGGCAAGAGAACTAACGCAAGTACAATCAATTCTGCAAGATCAGATTAAGAAATTTGCAAATCACGTATTTGTAGATGGTAGTAGAATTCTAAGTGACGATCCGGTATCTATTACTGTTAATGATAACGGTCGTTCAGTTAAATTACAAACAAATCCAAGTACAGCAAATTTATTGCCATATCTTAATAAATTTGTTTCTGGAACAACATCTAACATTATAGGTCGAGTTGATTTTGTGTTTGATGCAGATAATCCCACCGTGAATGATCCTCCAACATTAGTTATATCTTTAATTAAGAGTGAAGGTGTAAGTGAATTTAATTCAACAGAAACATTGTATTTTTATGATACAATTTCCGAGGCCAATGCAAAAGCAACTTCTGCATTAACTGTTGTAACCGTATCAGATAATTTTGTATCTGCTGTTGCAACACTTGATGAATATTCTGATACAATTATATTAACTTCTTCTACAGGTACTATTAATGTAGGCGATCAAATTGTAAATAATCCTAGTTTAGGTGACGATGTATTTGTCACAAAAGTAAATTCATCTACAAGTATCACATTAAATAAAAATGTAGGTGTTACCGATACAAATGTCAGCTTGCAATTTAAATCAAGAAATACGAGCCCAACATTAATTATTAACAGCAGTTCTGGTGTATATTATAAAAACGGATTCTTTATTAGAGTACCGACACAGTCAATTGTGCCACAAAAATATACAGCATATCCTACAAAATCGGTAGTCTTAAGATACGAAGAATCCACCATAAATTATAATGACGATAGTTCTCTATTAGATCCTGCATTTGGAAGTTCAAATTATTTAGCACC